AGAACTTTCCCCGCCACTCGACGGGTTCAACTCACCATTACTTTCCGGCTGTCCTGGTTCCGGCGGTGGATCAGCTTGGGTTTCCGACTCCGGTTTATCCGGTTCCGTTTCCGGCGGTGCAATTGTTGACCGCGCTTCTTCCAAACTCTTCCCGCTATCCATCGCTTTTGCGATTGCGGAAAGCTCTTCCATCGTCGTCTCTACTCCAGCCATTTTGTTGTATGCTTAAAATCAGCCATGCCCCACATACGTGGCACGCTGTAATGTGCTAGTTTCAGCCACAAGTCGCACGATCTCGTAGCTGTAAGTTATGGACGCAACCAGTCGAACTCTTCTTCCGCGTCCGTGGACGAAGTTTCGGGTGGAACCATTAACGCATCGATTGATGCAATAGCGCCACGGAATCCATTAGCATATCCGGCTTTCCACGCAAGCTCACCCCCGCACTCGGTGGCTGTTGCGTTGTGTTGAAGCGCTGCATTTAACAACCACGCTTTTAGTTTCTTACCGCTTTTTGTTGAGTAAAAAGCCCGTAATGCTCGTTCATCATCCGTCTCCCATTTGGGTTGGTTGACCCATCGGAGCGGCTTGAGCATTGTTGACAACACCCGCTTGTGCATCTCTGTTAACCGTATCATTTAGTTCTTTCCGTACTTGTCTGGCTGCATTCATGTCCACTTGCTCAAGTTGTTCAAGCAACGTGCTAATGCGTGCCATAAATGCCTGTTTCCCCTCCGGCTCAAGCTCTTCGCCTTGCTGGCTCATCTTGTTGATGTAACCCAGAAGCACCGGCAATCTTGGTCTTGGATCGTCAGCTTGGTTTGGAACCGGCGTGTAACCGCGTTCCATGATGGGGATATTATGAGCTTCGTCTTCCGATTCGTCCGCTGACTTGAACTGCGGATCGCGTACCAGCCGCTTGACCAGACTTGGGTCGTCCAGTTCCAGTATGGACTTGTCCAGTTCGATCTGGTCTATCCACGGCGACTGCGCCATTAGCTGTTTCCGCATGATGGCACGTTGCATCAACATCGAACGATCTACCCCGTCTACACCGCCTTTCGGCTCAATCGTGTATTCGCCGTGAAGCGCATCGGCTTGCAAACTCGTCGCGTCTTCCAGATACCGGAACATCAAGTCTTTCGGCGCGTACTGCAAATAAAGCTGATACGCTTGTCGATAGACGCGAGCCAGCGCCAACCGGAATATCCGCGCACGCAGATCGACGGAGCGTTCCATCATCCCGCCAATAGCGTTTACTTCCGTGGCTGTGCGCCGTTCTTTCGTGTTGATCATCTGGCCAACACCAAAATCCGGTAGCGACAATCGTTGCTCGGCGATCATTCGCGTCTGCACAATCTCCTGTTCCCAGCTTATCGGCGGTTGCGGCATCATTATCGGCTGCAACGCGTATGGCAGTATCTGTCCTGGTCTAAACCGGATGTTGCTACTGTTGGGTATGTCGCGCTCACTGCGGAACATTGGCGTGTTGTAGAACGTAATTGCGTCTGATTTGCCGTTCATCAGCTTGTTCAGATACGACTCTTCCGGCGCAACTTGCTCCGGCACTCCGCGTCCGGCGTACCACCCCTTGTCCTTAACTTCGTACGTCGTGTCCACGAATGGCGCTTTGCCGTGCCGATATGGCAGCTTCATGGGTGGTCGAAGATCGTGATCCGGAGCAAGAGGCGAGTACGTGCATACAATCCAGTTCCCGTTTTCGTCCCGCTTATAGTGTTCCCAGACAATAACCATGTTCTCGTTATCGCTGTATGTCAGCCCCTCGCGCCGAAACTTTTCGTTGTCCCGCTGCGTAGTGTTCACGCTCTCGTCACGACCATCACCGCGTATCTTGTCCAGAAATGAATGGTCATATCGATCATCCCGTAGAAACGCGCTTACGCTCATGGGCATAATCTGAACCATCCAGTCTGCGTCGTGCAGATCAGTCGTGTGTTCTGGAACAATCCAGTAAAGTGGATCTACAGCTTCAAACTTACACGACTTGTTTTTGTCATCCCAAAATACTTTCAGCACGGAATGACCCGACATCAACATGTGATCAATCCACGTCAACGACTCTTTCTGGAAGTTCGTTTTCTCTTTGATGTGGTAATCGAACCAGCGCTCAACCGCCGTCGTCAACGGAGCTAACTGCTGTCGCATTGGGACGAACGAGCAAATCGTGTCGCGCCCCGTGATTTGCTGGTAATAGAACGGCTTGAGCTTACTGACCGCCGTGTCTATTAGCGGGAAATGTAAATCACTTGCCCCAGCCCACGGCTTGTTCTTTCGCCGTAAACCGTCATGCCGCATTTCATAGTAAAGCGCCTGTCTGCGCTCCCACTTCGCTCGGTCGTGGATCGACTCCAGAACCGCCTCATACATCTCACTTCTGTTCTCTTGCATATCGCAATTGATATTCCAAGTCGTTGACGGTATGCAGCGCCTCACTCGCCCAGCGTGTTACCGGCTGGGTAGACTTCTGCACATTGCCAAACTCCGGCAGCGCCATTAACCGTTTGACGTTTCCGTCAGTCAGCCGCGTTACCGGATGATCCACCGTCCGACACCCCGCCGCCCAAAGCAGCATCAATGGCATCAGCATTATCCCCGTGGATTTCAGCCGCCCGATCAATCTTCTTGTCTTCACGTCTCTGTTTTCTATCCCCCAGCCAAACTGTGGATAGTTCCATAAATTTCTGTATTAAAGCAAATAACCAGACCACGACAAATGACGGACGCAATTACTGATTCATGCGATCCAACCAAGCGTACAGAGACGTAAACGCTCCTAAACCGTTGCGGCGATCTCCACCGCCAACACAACATCACGCCGCCACCAGCTTTAATACCCCGCGTTAAAGCCCGTGTCTAACTCACCGCCAATATGGACGTTCGCCAATTCGGCCATAAAGCTTGGTCGCGGCTCCAGATTCAGCGAACTCCCCTGACCCCCACACGAAATCGCCCCCAGCACCGCATCCGCACGGTCAGGCGATGGCAACCCACGGCTCCGCATATCGTCTTTGGACTCCAGTTGCAGCTTCCCCTTGCTGTTTGTCTTGCACTTGCGCGTGGTCATTTGCGCGAATAACAACTCGTCATCCGGCAATATCACTTCGTTTAACTCAACTGATCTCGCAGCCGTAAACCATATCTCCGCACCACGATTCAAGTAGTGTTTGTCGTCATACGCACGTTCGCCGTTGTTTACTCGATGCACTGTCCACCCAGCTTCAGCCAAAGCGTCGCACATCGGGATACCCAGACCCCCAGCATCAGCGAATATCTCCTGTTCTTTCAGCCCGTTACGCTGGAACTCCATGATGAAACGCCCAACAGCCGACATCGTGTTCCGCTCTTTCCAGAATATCAGCTTATCAATCTTGTTACCCACACGGATCGCCAGCACGTTCTCGTCTCCCCCAGCCGCAAAATCACAAAACGCCGTCTTGTCTTTGCCAATATGGCTGGGTGGGTTCTGCATACATTGCTGTAACGAGTTGTACGGGATGACCATCGTGTCTTCCCCCACGTCCATGAACTCGCCAAATACCATCGAACGCACCAGCGGATGGTCTTTCCCGTACTTAACAAACTGCTCTTCGCACCACGATTCGGGGATGTGCGGACAGTCGTATGCCGTGACCGTGAAGCTCTCCCACAAACTCGCTTCTTTTGTAAACGCCCGATAGAAAAAGCCGCTAGTAGAACCAGGAGATGACATGATAAGTAGCCGACTGCTCTGGCAACGGCTGATTGCTTCAGCGATACCATCGGGAACTGTCTTTGCTTCGTCCACGATCATCAAAAGATTCGATGTCGGCCCCGTTCTGTGCCACCCCTCAAAGCGACCCCCCTCGCTCGTACTGAAACCGATCGCTTTACTGCCGTTCTGAAAGCGCACGTCCGTCGCGTTGACTGTCCACCCCTCGCCACCGTTCAAGCCGCCCACATATTTGCGGATGTACGGGAACAACTGATCCTTCACTTGCCGGAACACCCCAGCCGTGGTCACGCATGTGCTTTCCGGAAACCGCATACAATGCCACAACACAGCACACGCAGCCACCAGACTGGTCTTGCCGGAACCGTTCGCAGCTTTCAGCGCCACTTTGCTTTCTTTGTAGTTCAGCGCTTTTAGCACGTCGTACTGCCAGTCGTACGGTTTTATGCCCAAGAACATTTCCGGAAAATTCTGTAATTGCGCGGCTTTTTCTATGAGTTCCGGCGACGGTTTGTCGGAGTTTGCATTTAGTGTTTCAGATTTAGTCTCTGAAGCCGTTTTGGTCTTGCGCGGTCTACCGACGCGCTTCCCGCTTGAAAACGTCGTGGAGCCGTCTTTACGCGCCAGCACGCGCTTCTTGCGTAACCCGACTTTAGTACGCTGTACTGTATCGCCGTCAGACTCGATCTCGTCGGCGGTTCTGTTGCTTATCCGGATACCGGCTTTTGGCGCTTCTGGTTGTGGTTCTGTCATACTCTCTCTCTTCTATTGGGGGTTATAGCTTAGTATATACTTATTAGTGTTCGATTTTCTTACACTGGGATGTTCGATTATCGAACACTGGGATGTTTGATTATCGAACACTGGGAATCTGGCAATCTGGGTTCAACAAAAATCGTGGGTGTTTTTTGCGATTCGCGGTGTTGACAAGCGCTTGCGGTCGTAGCTGCCAGCACCTC